TATAATGTTCTAATTGTTTTTCTGTTGGGTATCTTGCAGTCCAATATCTAATTTTATATCCTCTTTCTTGTAACTTATTATAAATACTTTGTTCAACTTGGGGTGTTCCTAAAAATATAATCCTAGAAGTTTCTTGGGGTTTTATAATAGCTTCAAACTCTTTTATGGCTTCCCCAAGTTTATCTCTCATAAACTGTGTCTGGGAGTTACCTGATGTTTCTATATCGTCTCCGATAATTACATCAGCTCTACTTCCAGTTAATTGTGAAGTGATACCTAAAGATTTAACTGAAGGTTGTTGTGAAGCAGTAGCAGGTGCTACATCAAAACTAATCTTACTTTGTCTTTGGTCATCTTTTGGATAAAGATGTTTTAACAAAGGCATCTCACTTAGTAATCTTAAACAAAAGGTACTAAAGTCATCTGCTCTGTTTTTACTTGCAGATACAACAAGGATATTAATATTAGGGTTTAAATATAATCTCCATAAAACATAACAAGCGGTAATCCAACTTTTACCTACTCCTCTAAAAGCACTAATAACACTTCTTTGACCACCTTTTTGTAAGTAGTCAGCAATGTCATACTGAATAGGTGTTGGATTAGGTAATCTTAAATGCTTCCAAGTTAAGTATAAAAAATTCCTAAAATCGTTAATTTTTTTGTCCATAATAATTTTTGTAAATTTTGCTGTCCCTTTAAAATGAAAATAAATATTGAATCTAAATCAATAACTTATTTGATACCATTTTGAGTTTCTGACGAACTTGCTTAATTCTAGACGATTTTGAAAAACCCAATATGTTATAATAGGTCATAAACACAAATTCAGGAGAAAAATAAATGAAAACAAAAAACTTTAAAATTCCAACTTGGTTCATAAATGAAGAACTTTGTCATAAAGTTGAAATTAGTTATGAAAATGAAACACCAAGAGCATATCAACTTCTAGATAATCTTTGGGATAAATACAGAAAAGTAGATAATAGAAGAAAATTAAATTCTATAGAAGTTACAGAAGAAGAATACCAAACATGGTATGTTTACTTTTTAGAATACTATATTGATGACCATTCTATTTATGCAGGTTCTAATGAATATAAAGAAGCTAAAAAACTATTAAGAAAAATGATTAAGTTCTTTGGTGTACCTAATTTTGACCAAAGCCATAGAGCAGGTACGTTTTGGAAGTTTGCTTCTACATTAGCTGAATTAGGATTGTCACCAGAAGCTTTTAAGACAAAACATTAATTCTTAACTGCTGTTTTTCTGTCGTCAAACGGAAGTTCTTTAATAAGTTCCTCTAATGGTGAACCTTTAGCAGGTACAGCATCAATTGAATTGTCTTTGAGAAACTGTCTAGCAACATTTAGGTCTGCTGATTTTGCATCAGGGTCTTTTACTCTTTCTAATAAAACCTTTGCTAATTCTTCGTGCAAATCTTTTAATTTTTCACTCATTATCAGTACCTAATTTTTTTCTTAAATAAGTAATAGGACTTAAACCTAATTGAACTTTTTTTGTAATGTTTGATGAAAGTTTTACTTTTGTATTAGCAATTTTTTCTTTCATACGTTCTATTTTTTTCATCTCCATTTCTCTATCAATTTTGTCTTTAATTCTTTTTATTTTAAGTCGGCTTCTTGCTATTGCTTTTTCATATTCTCTAACATTTTGCTTTTGTTTTATTTTAAGTTCGTTTAATGCTTTGTTTAATTTTTCACTCATTTTTTTCTACCTCTGTTTATGTATAAATATTTCCATAATTTGTTTTCCCATCTGCTTACCCATGTAAGTGCAAATCTAGCTAACCATTTCATTTCTTATTGTTTACGTAGTTATAAATTCTTCCAATGTCTTTATTGATGCCTAATAGTTCACCTTTAATCATTGAACCTTCTTCTTTTAAATCCACTATAGAAACTAATATCCAAGTAGATAATCCAAGAAGTATAGTTCCTAGAATACCTATTAAATATTTCGCATCTATCTTCATTTATTTCTCTCTTAAAATGTCTTTTTTAACTCTAGGTCTGCTCTGACGATTTTTATAACTATAGACTGATAAATTTTTTTTGTGTTTCTTGCTAACAGCTTCAGCAACAATTCTTTTAAAGTCTTTCCAGTCCATTATTTTTTCTTAAAAAACCAAATAATAATCAAAGTAAATATTAACCAATACCAAGCACAGTATGGAAATATTTTTGCGAAGTTTGCGGGTAACGCAAGAAAAGCAATCTTATCTATAAGTGCTTCCATTACTTACTAAATAAATAATCCCAACCACTATAAATAGCTGTGATTATCCCTGCTAAAAACATTAAGACACCAACTGTTCCTTTACTCTTATTCATAAAAGTTTTCAGTTCAGCAATTTCTTTTTTCATCTCACGAACTTCGTATAAAATCATATCCACCTGTTTACTTTCAGGTTGAGGTATTCTTTTTTTACGTATTCTCTTTTTCATCACCAATAAATACATTTAACATTTCACATTTAGCCAACATAATATTAGTGATGTTATTGTTTTGTGAAATGACCTTGTTAATTCTATATGCTTTTTGTTCACAACTATCTGCACTTAGAGAGTAGTCTACAACCATGCTTTGGGGTTGTCCTTCTACTAAAATAGAAAGAATTAAAGCAAACATTATATCTACCATTAGTAAAAATTAATTGTTCCTCTAATACACAAAACCATAAATATGGTTTCCATAATAAATCTTGGTAAATCTTTATCTCTTAATGCAAAGTAACACCAAAGTGCTGATGAGATTGATGAAATGAACCACCCTAAAGATAATAAAGGTGTATTATTACTTGTGACTAGGTATGCACCTAATAGAGTAAAAACTAAAGCTAACCACCTAGCTAATACTCCCAGACAACATTAGTCTTCTCTTTTAATATTATTGAAAAGGTCGTTATAAAAATCTTTCCAAAAGTTAATTACTTTTTGGTTAAAGTTATTAATATTCTTTTTGACCGTATTGTAATTTAATGGGTCAAAGTCTTTGAACATATTAGTGTCCCACATAGTTGTCTCCTTATTGTTGATTGTTGTTAAATAATTCTTTTTTGAAAGCATCTGTAATCACAGGCATAATTGCTTCCATAGTATCTCGTCTTGGAATACCAATAATATTCTTTAGTAAACCACCGGTTATAAAATTAACTGCGACTGCTAACATAGCAATATTGTAAACATAAGAAACATCACAGGCTTTTTTCCAGTAATGGTTCTCTAAAAATAAACAAGCGCCTTTACACATTTGAACGACTGGACATCTTACACATTCAGGTCTTGTTCTAAAATGGTGAACTAATTTCATTGATAAATTGTCTGTGCCACCTTCTTCATATAAATTACCAGTGTAATGATTTTCTAATTGTGAGTTTACATTCTGACAAGTCATTGAATTACCTTTTAAATCTACTGAGATAATATGTGGGTCGTCCATTCCACACTTTTGACCAAACGCTGTGTAAGGTCTTTTGTGTATGATTGATTTAAAGAAATCATCTAGCTTTTCAAATACAGAACTTACTCCCATAAGTTCAGTAGATGCAACTTCTCTAAATATTGTTTCAAATAAATTCTTATATTCTTTTTCAGTTGTAGGAGATAGCATCATACCGCCACTGTCATAAGGCAACATAACTTCTTCTGTTGTTAAAGGTATATCAAAAGGTTTAACACCTAATTTATCTGCAATATATGTTCTAACATCAGACATAGAATAATTCTTAACTGTTAATACGCAGTTAAAACCTATTCTGTTTTTTGGAAATAATTTATGATAAGCATATTTAATCATTTCTAAAGTTTTAGGATTACATAAAACATCTTCACCCCTTTGGTCTGTATAAACAGCACCATCGTGAGATATTCCTAATTGAATTCCCATCTCATCAATCCAGTCTACTGTTTCTTTGGTAAGCATTGAAGCATTACTAATCATATTGAACTCAGCATCAGGAAATCTTTTTCTTAAACCTTCAACTAAAACTTTTAATACTTTAATATAAACTAAAGGCTCACCGCCCCAAAACTCCCACCTTGTTTTGTTACCGTCACCTTTGTACCAAGTATCTAATTTTTCTAAAAATAACTCAGCATCTTTTGGATTACCTTGAATACTATTAGGAACGAAACTTGCTTGGTTGCAATAACTACATTGGTAGTTACATTTTAAACCCATTTTTATTTTAACACTACTTGGGTGGTCATGTTTTTTGGCAGGATTGCTTGGACTGTTTGGTGTCCAATCTCTGTATTTTTTAGGTTCGTAATAACTATTTAATCTATCTAAAGATACTGGTGTTTTATCTTCATTTAAAAATTCTGAAGTATGTGGATTGTAATAATAATATTTTGTATGGTCTTTAAACTCTACTTCTAGCTTATAAACTCTAGGTTCACTAATATCATATTCTTTGACTATCTTTTCTTCTATTTTTGGTTTTTGAGAAGCAAAATTATATTTACTCATTTTTACTTATTTCTCCTTTAATGTTTTCAAAAGTTTCATATTCAAGATGTGCGTTTTCTCCTTCAAGCATACTTGTAAATCTAATGTTACAAACAAGAGCATTTTTTTCTGAACCTTCACAAAAGAATGGGAAGGTGCTGTGTTCTGCTACAGCAGGAAAAGCAATAAGCGTTCCAGTAGATATTTCTAAAGGTGTAAATAGATTTTCTTTTCTAGCCCAGAAACCAGATTGAACTGTTCTTGGATTATGAAAAACCATATCACCTGCGTATGGGTGTGGTTCTTCTTTAACTTTAGTTACTTTTGGATAATAAGTAATAACAACTTGATTGCCATGATGTGCATGTGGAATAGACCATTGACCTCTTTTCTCACAATTACCGAACATGTGACATTTAGGTTTTGTAATATCTTCAGGTTTTAATCCTGCAACGGTTTCAATATATCTCCAAAAGAAATCAATCAGTATGTTAAAATATTGTGATAATTCTTTTGATTTATATTTTAATAACATGTTGTTAGGTATGGCGTGTTTAAAACCACTGTCATACTTAACCATTTTATTGTCTGAATAATCAACCGCTAACTCAGCTAGTTTATTATTCCATTCTTCAGGCATCTCTAGTCTTTCACGAAAAATCTTAGTTGGCCAAAGTTGAAGGTAAGAAAAGTTACTTTGCATTTTAAAAAAAGTTCATGTTGATGTTTACTCTGCACTTTGCGTCTGTGCATGTTGTACTATTGTGTGGCTTACTAGCGTCAAACAATAATATTCTGTTCGGCACACTTTGTATTTCTGTACCGTCTTCTAATACTGTTAATCCATTGTTTGCATTTATATAAAGAATTGCACCTCTATGTTCAAAACTCATATCGCAATGTTTATCGTGATGTATAATTTTCTCAGTTCTTGGATAAAGATTTGCTTTTACCCTCATTAAAGATTTAACACCTAGAACATCACTATTTAATAAAGGTAAAAGCTTCTCAAAAGAATTACTCATAGGTCTTTGGTTTCCATAAAAGGTATGAGTAAAATAAAATTCTTTATCGTCTGTTTCTTTATGTGCAACTGATTGATTATAAAACCAAGCAAAATTGAACATAATCATTTGTTCTATTTCGTTAAAATAGTTTTGGGGTAATGCGTTATCTATAACTCTAAAGTTACTCGGCATTTTACTTTGTAATTTGTGTGCTTATAATATTTGAATAATATTTATATCCGATTTTAATTGTTGCTGTATCTCCTGTTGCCATTCCAATAGGGGTAAAATTAAATCTACCAACACCATTAGTTAAAGGTACTTTTGCAGGTACATGACCTACATTTGTTTTTAAATATATTTCTTTATTAACATTAGTAGGTGCAGTAATTTCTAAAGTAACACTACTGTCACTTCTTTCTATTTCAGCTACAGCAATTTGAGGGTAATAAAATTTAGGTGGTTGTGTAATTACTCTTTCACTGTAAGAAAATTCTTTATTACAAGTGAATGTTCCGTCTGTTGTTGTATTAACAAATAAAACACAATCATCAAAAGATGTGTCTTCTGCTCTCATAATAATATGTAAGAAACCATATTTTTGAGCTTGTAAGAAATATTCAGTAGCCGCCATTTTACTAATAGCTGTCTCTGCATATAAATTAATTACATTTGTTTTAATAAATAAATCTGCACTTTCACTTGGGTCATCATTAGGAATGATTTGAATAACATATCTGTCAAACCCTGAGTTAAGTTCATCATTCTTTAATTCAGCAAAAGTAACTGTCTTTTCTGTTTCGTTGGTTCTTAAAACAATAGTTTCATTTGAAATGTTTAAATCAATGTTTAAAGGTGTGTTATATGTTGCATCATTAAATACTTTTAAAATCATAATTTTCCCTTATTAAGCTTGAC